AAAAAAGAAACTTTATTGAATATATCGAAAAGCCGTATAACTAAATGTTGTAAGCTAGAACTTACAAGAATGTAAGTTTGTGTAAGGACTTACTTACAACTCAGCGACTAAGAAGGAGAGAAAAAGTAAGGTTTTGAGGTAAAATGTAACACAAAAAGAAAAGCTAAAGAAATAAAGATGAAAACTTGACTAAAAATGTCGTTTAACATCTTTGAATAATATAGATAGAATAATACGAATAGCTTAGAATGTGTTACGATTTCATGTGTTAGATTAGTAAGGTTTGAGTATCCCGCTTACAGATTTTTTAATTCTTGTAAGTAGGAACTTACAAGAACTTACAAGAATTCTTGTTAAGAAATTAGGAAAACGTGTTATCTTAGGAAAATTCACTTAAAGTTCTTAAATAAACAACTTAAGAAAAAATTGGAGCTATATCGAGGTGTCTAAATGCGCTTAATGAGTGTCTCAGAATCAAGATATCATTATCTCCCAGATGAAATAAAACTGAAACGGGCTAAAATGTTTGTCAAGCTCGCTACATTGCTGGAAATGGGACAGCTTGACGATCCAGATAAAATATGGAATTATCTTGATTCACATATGATAGAGGATGATCTTGAGTATATGACTATCGAGGAACTTATACTCATGAGGTCTAAGGGATTTGTAGATGACTCTAAAATTTATGATCTTTTCCCTGAAGAATTCGATTATCTTGACGGGATTCCGGTTTTGATGTGGGATGTGCTATAATGTTACTCTCTGACATCATCCCTAGCATCCAGCCAACTCCAAAAACTCCAATATTCAGCTCCATAAAGAAAAAAGCACCCACAAAACCGCTTCTGCACAAACAGGAAGCCGTCATGGACTGGGATTACAAACTGCCTGATCCTGGCATAGAAGCGTACAACATTCCAGAAGAAAGCCGGACAATACACGAATCTCCGTGTATGTCGGCATTCTGGAGACGAATACCGATTAAAATAAACTGGGTTAAAGTCTTTGAATTGATTAATGACGAAGCAGCACATGAAGAACACGATGAGAAACCAGAAGAGGAGGTAGAACAATGTCAATACTAATAATCTACAACACTGGAAGCAAATATCACGAAATAGGATTAGCCGAGAAAGCCCGGATTTATAGGGAGTTCGCGTATAACAAGCTGGGGAATAAGTAATAATTCCCTTGCTTTCATTTTCTTTAAATACCAACATCAACATTTTAATATTATGAGATACATAATTTAATTTAAGTTATTTTAGTATATAAAAAAGTTATAATTATAACAGGAGCCAACCTTTGGAAATAATTTATAAATCCCCCTCTGAATTAAAACCATTTCAAAAGAACCCATATAACCACTCTGAAAAACAATTAACCATGCTAAAAAAGAGTATGCGGGAATTCGGGTTCACTTCGCCTATTCTCATTTCTCAGGATAATATGGTTATAGCTGGACATGCCAGGTTAAAAGCTGCTCAGGAAATTGGATTATCCAAGGTTCCTACTATTTTTATTGATCTCCCTTATGAAAAGGCGGTTGCTTATGTTATCGCGGATAATCAACTTGCTAAACTCGCAGAAGAAGATCGGGATTTATTAGGGGAGTTGTTACAGGGGATTAATGATATTCCAGATTTTGATATTGAGGCGGTGGGTTTTTCTTCTGAAGATATCGATACTCTTTTAAAAAGTGGTGAGCCTGTAGAAGTTGTTGAGGATGAGTTTAATCCTGATGAGGTGGGGGAAGGGAGATGTAAGGAAGGGGATTTATGGCAGTTGGGGAGGCATTTTTTATTATGCGGCGACTCTACAAAGAGGGAAAATATAGAAAGGCTTCTCAATGGAGTCAAGATTGATTTAGTTTTTACCGATCCTCCTTATGGAATAGATGTTGTAAACGAAGATAAGGTTGGTATATCTGCCAAAGTAGGGTTTGGGACAGTGGGCACGGCTGGAATTGTTAAAGCTAAAAAATATAAAAAAATAATAGGTGATGATAAACCCTATGATCCTTCTCATTTAATGGGACTGTCCGGCAAACTGATTTTATGGGGTGCAAATAACTACTCAAGCAGGCTTCCCGACAATTCCCATTGGATAGTATGGGATAAAAAAGCAGAGAAGGGGGCAGACCATAACAATTTTTCAGACTGTGAACTCGCATGGACTAACATTCCTAAAAAATCAGTTGTAATTTATAGATATTTATGGAGTGGGCTTTTAAGAGAAGGAGATCGAAACACAGAACTTTCAGAAAGAGTACATCCCACCCAGAAGCCGGTTGGACTTCTGGCAGATATACTTAATGACTATTCTTCAGATGAAGATAAGATTTTAGATTTATTCCTCGGTTCAGGCTCTACCCTTATAGCATGTGAACAACTCAATAGAACCTTATACGGTTGCGAGCTTTCCCCTGAATACTGCGACGTTATCATCTCCAGATGGGAACAATTCACAAATCAAACCGCAAAGAAGCTGAACTAATGCCAAAATTCAAAAATCTACAACACCGGAAGCAAGCTTCACGAAATGGGATTAGCCGAGAAAGCCAGGATCTACCGGGAGTTCGCGTATAACAAGCTGGGGAATAAGTAATAATTCCCTTGCTTTCATTTCCTTTAAATACCAACATCAACATTATAATATTATGAGCTACATAATTAATTTAAGTTATTTTAGTATATAAAAGAGTTATAATTCTAACAGGAGCCATATCATTTGGAAATAATTTATAAATCCCCCTCTGAATTAAAACCATTTCAAAAGAACCCATATAACCACTCTGAAAAACAATTAACTATGCTAAAGAAGAGTATGAGAGAATTCGGGTTCACTTCGCCTATTCTCATTTCTCAGGATAATATGGTTATAGCCGGACATGCCCGGTTAAAAGCTGCTCAGGAAATTGGATTATCAAAGGTTCCTACTATTTTTATTGATTTGCCTTACGAGAAGGCTGTTGCTTATGTTATCGCGGATAATCAGCTTGCGAAATTAGCAGAAGAGGACAGAGATTTATTAGGGGAGTTGTTACAGGGGATTAATGATATCCCTGATTTTGATATTGAAGCGGTAGGGTTTTCTGAGGGGGATATTGATTCTCTTTTAAAAGGTTGTGATGTGGGGGAAGTCGTAGAGGATGAATTCACAGAAGACGAAATAACTATAGATACCGATATAAAAAAAGGGGATTTAATAGAATTAGGGGATCATCTTTTATTATGCGGGGATGCGACTAATAAACACGAAATTGACTCTCTAGTTTCAGATCATCGCATATCTATGGTTTTTACTGATCCACCTTACGACATGCCACTAGATCAAGTTTTAAAAGCGTTTTCTGTCACTTCTTCTTATTCAGATCTTCAGTTCTGGATGGCGAGCGATAAACAACAAATTGGGTTAGTTTATAATAACTTTGATAAATTCACTCATTTTTTTATTCACGATTTTAAATGCGCTACACTCATATCCAATTCTCAACCAATGCAGCGACATAATTTAATTGCTAAGTTTGGCAACAGGAAAATGAATAATCTACAAGACGGATTTACAACCATTGTTCAGGTCGCAACTGAGCGCACTTCTGAAGCTCATAAAATATTTAGAATGGGTAAGCGAGTAGAGCTGCCAGCGCAATTCATTTCTCATTATTCACAACCAGGCGAATATATTCTGGACGTTTTCGGGGGATCGGGAAGCACCCTCATAGCATGTGAACAGCTAAAAAGAAAATGTTTAATTAATGAATTAGAGCCTGAAAGATGTGAGCTTATAAAGAGAAGATATGAGCAATTCAAACAAACATAAGTTATTTATACATCCTATGACATATTATGGTATAACGTAACATAAAATGGTATAGGATGTGTAAATAATTATGGTAAGCGTATCAGGAAAATGGATAAAAGACAACGTGTCAGAATTTGACAACTATATTGATATTGATGAACTCGAACAGTATGTGAATATAGATGAAGAATTCGAAACAACTCTCACACTTTCAGGTGTGAGACAGGTAGAACTATGTGGTTATAATAAAAAGTTCTACGTCACTCTTCCAGGGTACGGGACTGTTGGCGCGCGAGGATACACCGAAGAAAACGAACAGGTGAAGCTAGACAAACTAGCTCCTTCCAACACCATCCACTTTAGAAGATGGGTCTACGGCAAGGAGGTTGATTAAATGCCAGAAGACCTCATTAACTGCGGAGAATGTACAATCAGGCAGGGTAAGCGCATAGTAATAAGAAGCGATATTTGCGAGCGTTACAAACTCAACGAAAATGACGTCATAGAAGTTTACATAAAGAAGGTTGAGCACAATGTGTAACGTCATTTATGAAACAAAAGGCAAGGCGCGAGAATACTGCGAACTTGCAGCAAATCTATACAGAGGATGCTCACACGGCTGTATATATTGTTATGCTCCAAGCGCAACATATAGACAGCGCGAAGATTTTTATAATAATGTAACACCTAGATCAAACATTTTAAAACAGCTAGATAAAGACGCAGCAGAACTTCAGCGAAGCGGCGAAACTCGTTCAGTTCTACTGTCTTTTACTAGCGATCCTTATCAGAAACTCGACGTTAAAGAGAAGCTGACAAGAAACGCAATTAAAATATTACACTCTCATAATTTAAAAGTATCGATACTCACGAAAGGCGGGCGCAGATCCGAACGCGATTTTGATTTACTAAGTTCAAGACCTGAACTTAGTCTATACGGTGCTACTCTGGTATTTTCTGATGAATCGCTCAGACAAGAAATAGAACCCGGCGCAGCACCCACGAAAGAAAGAATACAGTCTCTCGAAATAGCACATGATGAATTCAAAATACCAACGTGGGCGAGTTTCGAGCCAGTATGGACGGCTGAGCAGTCGTTAGAGCTAATGAAAGAAGCTATGGATTATATTGATATTTTCAAGATAGGAAAACTCAATTACAACCCACAAAGCAAAAATGTAGACTGGAAACAGTTTGCACACGACGCAATAAAATTAATGAAGGACAACAATAAAAACTATTATATTAAGGAGGATTTGAGAAAATTCCTCTAAATCTTTTTTAAGTGATCTCATGCGAAAAACTAAACTAACCCCCGACATCCAAAAGAAAATAGGCGATAATATAACGCTAGGTATGCCTCTGAAATTCGCAGCAGAAGCCGCAGGTATAACAGAAGTCACTTTCTACAACTGGCTAAAACGAGGCGAAAACGAAAGCAAAGGGAAGTTTTTTGAATTCGCCGAACATATAAAAGCTTGCAAGGCGAAGGCTGTTCAACTGCATCTAAAATTAATAACAAAGGCGGCGACTGATGGGAATTGGCAGGCTAGCGCGTGGATATTAGAGAGGAGGCATCCTGAAGAGTTTGGAAGGAAGGACAGGCTAGAACTTGATGCTAATATGAAACATTCCGGTGAAGTTAATTTACATACTCTTTCTGACGAAGAATTAATGGAAATAATACAAAATGAATCTAAAAAGTGAAGCTGCCAAACTTCTTTTAAAAAGAAGGAGAGCAAGAAGTAACCTTCTCGATTTCACCAGTTTTACAATGCCAGAGTTCCGGGTAAGCTGGCATCATAAGTTAGTCGCGTCTAAATTAGATCAATTTGTTAAAGGGGATATAAAAAGGCTTATTATTTCAATGCCCCCTCGACATACTAAATCTGAATTTGTCTCAAGGCGTTTACCTGCTTATATTTTTGGACTAAATCCAGACGCTAAGATTATATCTTGCTCTTACTCGGCTGACCTCGCTAGTGCCATGAACAGGGACGTGCAGCGTATTATAGACAGTCCGGAATATAAAGAATTATTTCCCGATACTAGATTAAGTTCTGTGAATGTCAGAACTACCGCGCATGAAAGTTACCTCCGAAACAATGACATTTTTGAAATAGTCGGGCACAAGGGAATTTATAAATGTGCTGGAGTCGGGGGATCCATCACGGGCTATGGTTTTGACTACGGCATTATAGATGACCCCACGAAGAACAGGGAAGAGGCTGAAAGCGAAACATACAGAAAAAAAGTAAAAGAATGGTATATGAGCACATTCAGGACACGAAAACAAAAAGGTGCGGCTATTCTTATTACCATGACTCGCTGGCACGAAGATGACCTGGTTGGTTGGCTCTTAGATCTTGCCGAAAAGAATCCTAAAGCCGATCAATGGGAAGTACTTTCACTGCCTGCACTATCTGAAGAAACCCTTTCACCTTACGACTTGAGAACCGGACCAGGTCAGGCACTCTGGCCTGACGAATTTCCAGAAGTTGACCTTCTTAGTACAAAAGAGTCTTTGACAACATATGAATGGCTTTCCCTATATCAACAAAGACCAAGTGCAGCAGCTGGAAACCTTGTAAAGAAAGAACACTTCAAATATTGCACTCTCGAAAATGGAGTATTAAGCCTCAGCGAAAATAAAAAGTTCATGCTCTCACAGTGCAAAATCTTTCAAACATGCGACCCTGCAGCTTCCGAGAGATCAACAGCAAATGATTTTGTCTTGGCGACCTGGGCGCAGACTCCTCAGAACGATCTCGCCCTACTTGATATTCTAAAAACACATCTTGAAACTCCCAGCCACGTCCCCCTATTTGAACAGCAATACACCAAATGGCGACCTCTTCAACAATGGATTGAAACTGATGGTATAGGTAGAGCAACTTATCAATTATTACGCGATAAAGGGCTCCCAATCGCTGAATTAAAAACGGGTGGACGTGATAAGTTAATACGTTTCATCCCAGCGGCAACGAGAATTGCAGCAGGCGATGTCTATTTCTTAGCAGGTGCTCCGTGGTTGAACGAATACGAAACTGAACTTTTAGGATTCCCAAACACTAAACAAAACGGTCAAGTCGACGTTACTTCTTATGCTTGTCAGGTTGTAATTGAACATCCCTTTGTAGAAATGTCTTATGAAACATCATACGTCGGGACTTCATACAGTTCAGGGAGTATGAGAATATAATTTTTTCGTTGGTATATTTGCGTTAAGCTTATATGATATTTGTGTTATAACACTTTACACAGGAGGTGAACCGTGAAAAAAAGAAAATTCAAACTTGAAAAATACGAAACCCCCCGAGACATAACTATAAAAAACGTAGTCTACGAAACAGCCGGAACCGTAACAGACCGAGGGTTTGTTTATGTCTCATCACTTCCAGAATTCAAAAATAAGAAGGTGATAATGTTAATTCAGGATCAATAACCCTTTCTCAATTAATCTGTAAGTCCAGAAACATCCAGCCAGACCAGGGCAACATACAAGGAACTTGTGTTTATTGCGGTCACAGGGATTACCTGATAGAGTCCTCACCTATGGAAGAAGCTCACAGGGAACGACTTAAAAAGAGGTTCTCGAAACAACCAGAAGTAGACTCGATTCACCGCCAGCAATGCAGACAGGTACTTTTATGCGACTACGAAAACAACCTGCCTGTTAATACGCAGGCTATGAAGAAGGAAGAATTACGGGCTAAATGGTGGAATGTCCTGTGAAACAAACGAACTTACAAACCTTCGGGAAGCCTCCACTCCCACGAGGTTACTCTCCTTCCCACATTCTCACGTATCGAAGATGTGAATATAAATTCCTGTTGGCATTTATTTATAAAATCAAAGTGGAAACTAAATTTCAGCCACTATTAACAGGGTCTTCGATACATGAAGACATTTCAAAGGGCATTTTTACATCCGAAGCCCCAGAAAGACAAAAAATGTTAAATGTTGCACAGGAATTCCTTTCAGAAATGCCGGCAAATCCGATATTTGAAACGACTTACGAAGACCCAAATAACCCAGGAATATTCAGAGGGATGATTTTTGGAAAACCGTTCATAGGAATATTTGATGCTCATTGGGTCGAAGAAAGACAGGGCGTAGACTGGAAAGCAAGCAAGCATAACGAAAAATACGACAGTGATTATGAGATTCAGGCGTACATTCTGAATGAATTATTCAAGCAGAAGTACAAACACAACTTGAGGAAGTTCACATTTGTTTTTCTGAAGGATGGTTTCAGATATGAAGCCCAGTCTATATACAATGGAGCAGTACGAAACAGGACTGAAAAAAAGATTAAAAGTGCTCTAGATGGCATCAGTAATTACGAGTTCAAAAAGAAAAGATCATACGCTTGCCAATGGTGTGAGTGCAAGGGGCTTTGTATATGACTGAGGAAGGGCCGTGTTTCCGATGCGGAGAATTGACCGATTTTCACAGCTACCAATCGGAGAGGGGCGAAACTAAAACATATTATTGCTGCGAAAAATGCGAAGACGAGCTGAGAAAATGAATCCCATAGATAAAGAAATGTACCTGATGTACGCAGAAACAGACGAATACCAAGAAGCCGTAAGGCAACTTGAGGAGAACGTTTCTAAGGCGTTT